ATAATAGTGTTCTTATATGCACCTCATTAAAAAAGTGGTAAAAAAATGGTTTTTATGTATATATATAGAAGACTATCTTTATATTACTAAGGCCACTTCATACATATATACTACTATAAGTTATACTTATGTCTAATCCAGAGGACAGAGAGCGTACCAGAATCAAACGTCAACGTAATCTGGTAGCCAAGCACAATAAATATAAACCTAAAGCACTGTCTAACAAGAAGGTTTACAAGCGTACTAAGTTTGACTCTCAACAAGATAGTTGAATGCTCTGCCTGCATCAGCGGCGGCATTAAACAGGAACTTCTTGTCACTCTTTAATCGCTTTAACCAACCGTGAATATACTGTGTATGCTGTAATCTTTCAAGCGGAATTCCCACATGGGAGCATATCATAGCCGCTCCTAACTCAGCAACCAGTTCTTCATAGGCATATGCTTCATCACCAAACCTACTACCTTTAGTCCTATCCAACCTGTGTTTAGCACCAGTAGCATGGACAGTTTCATGTGCCTTGGTAGCCTCAAACTCCTCCCAAGATTCAAAGGCAGACTCTTGAGGACAAGCAATGCCATCATCTGATGGACGATAAAACGCACGATCACCACCGTAATGTATGCCACCCTTTAGATTAATCTTCTTAATATAAGAATCAATCTCAGACCTGACATCAAACTCAACAGGCTTAACATCAGGTACAGGATCAGGTAGTCCCGGTATCTCTTCACGGTTCCAGACTCTATAAGTCTTAGCCAAAGGGAAGTTGACCTCATCACCTGTCTGCTTGTCAGTAAACTTGTTCATCTTAAAGAACATTATCTGTTCGCTAGTATCCCAAGCACCTTCAGGAATAGGCCGGTCATTACCTGTTAGTTTCTTTAACTGATTCAAAGTAAACCAGTCAACAGATTTATACTCAGATAATAGACCTAGTATCACCCAATTAATGCCGCTATATGGGCGCTTGCTTACTCCATTACGAGCAGAGATAGGCTCCAACGCACAGTGAGTACCGTCATTCTTCCACCTCTTTACCCACGGAGAGAACGGAGCATCCAATCCCTGTCTAATACAGTGATCGTACTCCTGTAATCTACTGATAAGAGAAGGAACAACGGCGTCATATACCTTGTCTAATGCTTTCATATTAGCCCCTGTTTTTAGTGAAGAAGAAGTCCGTATTGTAAACCTCATTAAACTTCTTAGCGTAAAATGGTATCCAGTTATTCTGAATCTTGTATTCAGTGCCAGAATCCAGATCACTGTGCCATCTTAATACCTCAAAGATAGTACGCGCAGAATAATGTTCACGACCTTTTCCCATCATAACTCTGGCACGATAATCAAACTCCTCCCAGAATTCAGGATGCTCACCATCAAACTTATCAAACGCCTCTTGTCTAGTCATCATAATTATCTCCTAGTTTAAGTGGAAGTAAGCCTTAAACTCAGACTCACACAACTCCATATCATTATTAAGATCAGGATCATTTAACCAGAACACAGGCTCTAGTTTAGTCTCCATTGGATCACCAGTTACAGGCTCCAGTGTAATCTCATTCAGATAGAACCAAGATAATACATTCTCGTCATCATCAAAGAAGGAATCACCTACATATACTCCACCATATCCTTCAATATCCCACGACTCAAGTGAATACGGATCATACATAATCATTCTCCCATTGGCTATTAACTGTTTCAATGTACCAGTTAAGGTGTTTCAACAACTCCTCTTGAATCATATCAACCTCGGCTAATTCAAAGTTACTCAAGATATATTTAACAACTTCATCTTTATCTTTAGTCATAATCACTGCTCCATTTCTGCTAACTTATTGAACTCAATGTAACTACCACAAGGATCAAATAGTTTATCACTAATGCGATCTTTAAGAGCAAGCATATAAGAATCTGAATCCTCAAACACTTCTTTAATTAATATCCCTAGCATTGTAGCCAAGGATACTAACTCTCTCTTAGTATAAGAGTCAAGCAAATCATCAACCATCTCTGTTCTAGTCATCAAGTTTCTCCATATTTAATTCACGAATAAGCATCATAGCATCTTAACCTATTAAGTTTATTTAACAATAAATAAACCTCAATAAAATCATACACTTACACTACTTTAGTCCAGGCATTCCTTCTAAACATTTTCCACCAGTTAATCCTTACTGCCTCCTATAGAAGACACACCGCCTTTCTGCCTCGCTAATGTATTGCGTTCACCGGGACGGCGCACCAAACAAGCAGTGCGCCGAACAGCGGTCAACCAAGCGGGAATTCGAAGCAAAAAAAAGGAGCCGAGGCCGAAGCCCCGACTCCAAACCTACCTTAGCAGTAGGCTTCTTTTATTGAGGCGAGATAATCAAGCCCCATAACCGCTTTGTTCTGCCATTCCTCAGTCGCATCTTCAAAGCGTTTATCAACATTGGTAGTAGCATCATCTAGTATGTTATCAATGCTCCGACGAATGTAGGTTCCGACATACTCAGGTTCCTCTGCGATACCTAGCACATCGTTCTCAACACGCTCAATGATCTGCGTCACGGCATCATCTCCGGCCATCTGCCACTGCTTATTCTCCAGAGCCTTACGTTGATGCGCTCTGTCCAGAGATGGCGAAGGCTGTGACAATCTGGCCTTCAACGATCTGGTTCCACCTTTAACAACAGTGCTCTCCTCAAGGAAGTCGCGACTGCTAATAACCTGAGCTTTAAACTCCTCAGGCTCCTCAGACTTTAGGGTGCAGACCCGGATAATATGCAACACCTCACGGAGCAGGTCATCGGTATCATTAGGCACACCATCTTCATCAGCCAGAACGAATGTCTCAGACTCTGCATCAAACGATCTCACCAGTAGCGACAAAGCCTTGCTCATCGCAGACTTACGAAGCCTATTCCTCAGCATTGCCAACCCCGGGACATAAGCATAATCCTCTTCAGAGATAACAGTTAAAGCGAAGTTTCCTTTTGTTTCGATCTTGTTTTGCATTATAGTCTCCTTAGACTTGATATGTTGTAGACACGATTGCCTACACTCCGATTTTCTCACACGGAAGCGCAGGAGTCAACCCCGAAACCGCTGTACCGTTTCGCCGGTTTACCGGTTTAGGGTTTACTCTGAGAACCGTGTGATATACTACTAGGAGTCAGGCAAGAGATAGACAACCCAACACCTACTACCGCTAACACTTTATGTTCCACGTGGAACCTCGGAGAAAGATATCTACCCCGCACACACACACGGCAATGCGGAGGCAAGCCTCCTCCTCTCAACGGCAACAACGCTTCGATAAACCCCTTGTTATCCAAACCCACCCCACCCCCTTGCTGTTTTATAATATATATATATATCCTCCCCACTCACCGGAGGGTAAAAATACCATTCATAAGGAAGTTCTAATATGCCTCAAAACAAGAAAGGAGATGCGATTAAACGCGCTACAGCACCTTTAGTAATTAAAGACCCCTTATTGGCGGCAGGCTTGCCAACAATGAAAACACTAAAACGATCAAGAACCGTATTAAGAAACCCAGAGCGTGTAGGAGTTAGAAAGTACGATAGGTAGTACCCTACTACCACTCTACAAGAGAACGTCCAATACAGGCCATTACAGAGCGTCTGAGAGCATATTATGACAGACAAGCAGGATAAGTTCATAGAAGAGTATGTCCGTACTGGTAATGCTACCCAGAGTGCCATCTATGCAGGATACTCTGAAAAGAGTGCCAAGGTACAGGGACATCAGTTAAAGACAAGACTCAGGAATGAAATTGAGGATGCCACTTATAAAGCCTTACAGGATAAAATCCCACAGGCATTGACTTGGGTAACTGAGTTAGCAGAGAAGGCAGAGAGTGAATCTGTCAGATTGGGGGCTATTAAAGATATCTTAGATAGAGCCGGTATGAAACCAGTGGAGAAGATAGAAACCACTAACATTGATTCCATGTCAGACGAGGAAATACAAAGGCAAATAGATGCCCTCACAAAACACTGAATTGCTACAACTCCTGCAAGAGCAGAAGCAGAGACAGCGATTTAACAAAATAAACTATTACGATCCCTATCCGTACCAGTTAGACTTCCACGAAACAGGCAACGATAACTCCCAGCGCCTTCTGATGGCCGCTAACCGTATCGGTAAATCCTACTGTGGGGCGGCTGAAATGGCATATCACCTCACAGGATTGTACCCTGACTGGTGGAGAGGAAGAAGGTACGACCAACCGATTACAGCGTGGGCGGGGGGTGTATCAAACGAAACTACCAGAGATATCGTACAAGCAGAACTATTGGGTTCCCCCGACGATCCTGAAGCCTTTGGTTCCGGCTCCATTCCACAGAAGTACATAATAAAAACAGAACGTAAGCCCGGAGTACCAAACGCCAAGTCCGTAGCCCTCATACGGCACATTACAGGTGGGAACTCGTCTTTACACTTTAAAGCCTATGAAATGGGGGTGGATAAGTGGCAGGGGCGATCAGTAGATTGTGTATGGCTAGACGAGGAACCATCCAGAGAACTCTACTCACAGGCTGTCACGCGCACCCTAGACAGGAGAGGGATGGTCTATATGACCTTTACTCCAGAACAAGGCATGACTGAAACGGTTGCCAGTTTTATGAACCGTATCCAACCGGGACAATCCCTGTCAAACGCCACATGGGATGATGCCAGTGAAAGTATAACGTCTATGAAAGGGGAAAAGGGACACCTTTCAGAGTCTGTTATGCAACAGATTCTTAGCGCATACTCCCCGCATGAAAGGGAAATGAGAAGGTACGGCAGACCTTCTATCGGTTCCGGCCTAATATTCCCTGTCAGCGAAGAAAACTTAATGATTGATCCTATATCAATCGAAGACCATTGGCCTAGAATTGCGGCTATTGACTTTGGTTGGGATCACCCTACAGCAGTTGTATGGTGCGCTGTAGATAATGAAACCGATACCTTTTATGTCTATGACTGTTATAGAGCATCGAAGGCTAGTCCGGCTGTTCACGCTGAAATGATTAAGCAAAGGCCGCGCTTCATCCCTATTGCCTACCCACATGACGGAAACCGCAGGGATAGTATGGGGAATCCGGGTCTAGCCGACCAGTATAGAGGTCATGGGTGTAATTTCCTTCTAGAACATTTTACAAACCCACCCGCATTAGGTCAGACAAAAGGCTCTAACTCTATTGAAGAAGGCTTAATGGCTATGATACAGTATATGGAGGACGGCAGATTCAAGGTATTTAACACCTTGGGCGACTGGTTTGAAGAGTTTAGAATGTACCACAGAAAACAGGGAAAGGTAGTAGCCATAAGGGATGACCTTATGAGTGCCACCCGATACGCATTTCAATCACAAAGACACGCCATATCTGGCTCTGATCCAGAATGGACTAATGAAATAACTTACAGGGATTACGGAATTGTCTGATACAGAACGAGAATTACTATCAAGAATCCACTCCGAAATAACCGATTCTTTGGGTTATGACGGTGAAATCTCTGACCAGAGGGAAGAGGCTATTAAGTATTACTACGCCCTTCCTTTTGGCAATGAAGTGGATGGTCGTAGCCAATACGTTGATTCTACGGTACAAGATACAATCGAATGGATTAAACCTTCTTTGATGCGCGTATTTGCATCAGGCGATGAGATGGTTAAGTTTACTCCTCACGGCCCGGAAGACGTAGAAGCGGCAAAACAGGCCACGGATTACGTCAACTACGTCTTTACAAAAGATAATCCGGGTTGGGAGGTTCTTTACTCTTGGTTCCATGATGCGCTTTTACAAAAGAACGGTATTGTAAAAGTGTGGTGGGATGAATACCCAGAGACTCAGCGTGAAGAATATCGTAGACTTACGGATATGGAGTTTGAAATCCTCACCGCAAGCAAAAATGTAGAAGTTATTGAGCATGAGGAATATTACGAAGAAGTAACGTATCACAATGTAGTCATCCACAGAGCAGATTACAACGGAAAGATTAAGGTTGAGAATGTCCCGCCTGAAGAATTTTTAATTTCTCGCGAAGCCAAAGGTATTCAAAGCGCCAGATTCGTTTGCCACAGGGTTAGAAAAACTTTATCTGAATTAAGGGTTATGTACCCTGATGATGATTTTGGCCCAGAAGATTTGGGTGGCGGCGATAACCTAATGGACTACAATGCTGAACGTCTAGCACGTTATGATTTTGATAACTCTGATAGTATTGGCGACACATGGGGGTCAAACGAGGAAGAAGCCCTTAGAGAATACTGGCTACATGAATCTTTTATTAGAACAGATTACGATGAAGATGGAATAGCAGAACTAAGAAAAGTATGTAGTGTAGGAAATTATATTTTTTCTAATGACGAAATTGACAAGGTTCCTCTTGTCTCAATTACACCATTAAAGATTCCTCATAAGTTTTTTGGTATGTCAGTTGCAGACCTTGTAATGGACTTGCAGTTAATCAAGAGTACGCTGATGCGTAACCTGATGGACAATGCCTACAACCAAAACTTTGGTAGGTATGCTGTACTTGAAGGTCAAGCAAATTTAGACGATCTCCTAACCCAACGCCCGGGCGGTGTAGTAAGAGTTAAATCTCCTAATGCAGTAATGCCGCTGGCTACCCCTCCCCTACAGCCGGAATCCTTCCAGATGCTAGGCTACCTTGATGACGTAAGGGAGTCAAGAACTGGAGTAAACAAAAACACTCAAGGACTTAATGCAGACGCTCTGACAAGCCACACAACGGCTACAGCGGTCAATGCAGTAATGAGCAATGCCCAGAGCAGGGTAGAGTTAATTGCTCGACAGTTTGCTGAAACAGGCGTCAAGGAACTTATGCGTTTTATCTACGAACTCCTTCTGAAAAATCAGGACAAAGAACGAGTAGTCATGCTACGAAACCAGTGGGTTCCGGTACGTCCCGATATGTGGAATGACAAGATGGACTGCACTGTTTCTGTTGCTCTTGGAAATGGCTCAAAAGATCAACAGATGGCTCACTTGTCACAAATGTTGCAGTTTGCAGGACAGGCTATGTCTGGTGGATTACCTATTGTAACTCCACAGAATATGTATAATTTAGGAGCGGCATTGATAAAGGCTATGGGATATCAGAATGTAGATGACTACTTGACCCCGCCACCTCCTCCGCAACCAAATCAGCCTTCTCCAGAACAACAAAACGCTATGATGGAACAGCAAATTAAAATGAAAGAGTTGGAGATTAAACAAGGTGACTTACAAGTTAAAATGATGAAAGTCCAGCAGGACGCGCAAGAAGCCGCTGTAGATGCCCAACTTAAAGCCGAAGAACTAGCCCTTGAACGAGAACAGAAAAGAGCCGTAGCAATAGGAGCAACATGAGTAGAGATATAGAACACGCGAAACGCCTTCTTAATG